ACAGGGCAACTAGTAGTCTATGCACCAGAACCAAATACTTTATCTGGATTACCTATATTTCATCATAAACCAACACACGGAAGTAGTAGGACAAAAAAATATGATGCTGTTCAAAATAGACTAATAATATTTCCGTCCACTTTGCATCATGAGGTATTACCTTACACTGGTATTACTAATAGATATTCTATATCATATGATATTTTGATTACAACTAGAAAAGAAGCTGGTAATTTCTGTTTAGTAAATCCTAGTAAATGGGTAAAGATATGAATGATCTTATCATTGTCAAGAAGAATGAAGTACATCTGACAGTAGACGCACAACCTCATGTGCAACAAGAATTGTCAGACTATTTTACCTTTGATGTTCCAGGCGCTAAGTATATGCCTCAATACAGGAACAGACATTGGGATGGCAAGATAAGATTGTTCTCAACTGCAACAGGTGAAGTATATGTAGGATTACTTGATAAGATAGTTGCATGGGCAAAAAAATCAAATTATAGTGTAAAGTTTGTAGATAATGAGACATACGGAACTCCACACGAAGAGAATGAAGAGATATCCTTAGAAGGCGTAAAAGATTATATGACTGCAATTTCTAGTTTCAAACCTAGAGATTATCAGATAGAGGGTGTCTATGATGCACTCAAGTACAATAGAAAATTAATTATATCTCCTACAGGGTCAGGCAAGTCTCTGATGATATATGCTGTTGCGAGATACCATGTAGGAAGAAAGAGAAGAATATTACTTGTAGTCCCCACCACCTCTCTTGTAGAACAGATGTACAAGGACTTTACGGATTATGGTTGGGATGTAGAAAAGTATTGTCACAGGGTGTATGCTGGTAGGAACAAGACTGCACAACAACGTGTGACCATATCAACTTGGCAATCTATTTACAATATGGATAGGACGTTCTTTGATCAGTTTGAAGTGATTATAGGGGATGAGGCTCATCAGTTCAAATCAAAATCACTCATAGGTATCATGTCAAAACTTAGGGATACCAAATATAGATATGGATTCACTGGAACTCTAAGTGGATCACAGACACACAAATGGGTATTAGAAGGACTCTTTGGTCCCTCGTACAAGGTAACACAAACTTCAGAGTTACAGAGTAAAGGACAATTAGCTAAGTTAAACATAAAAATTCTACTCATTAAACACCCTGCAATACCTTTTGATGATTACAGAGAAGAGATGAATTATATTATAGAACATGATAAGAGAAATGCTTTTATAAAAAATCTTTCTTTGAGTCTTGATGGTAATACTCTAGTTCTATACAGTAGAGTAGAGGCTCATGGTGAACCCCTATATAATTTAATTAATGATAGTGTTAAAAGTGGTAGAAAAGTTTTTTATGTACACGGAGGAGTGGACGGTGAAGAAAGAGAAGAAGTCAGATCAATTGTTGATAGGGAAAACAATGCAATCATTGTTGCCTCTTACGGCACCTTCTCAACTGGAGTTAACATTAAGAACCTTCATAATGTAATCTTTGCTTCTCCTAGTAAATCTAGAATTAGAAACTTACAATCTATTGGTAGAGTTCTTCGTAAAGGAAAGAACAAAACCAAAGCAGTCTTATATGATATAGCAGATGACATCTCAGTCAAAAGCAAAAAAAATTATACATTGAATCATCTCTTTGAACGTGTTAAAATATATAATGAGGAGAACTTTAATTATGAAATTGAAAAAATATTTTTAAAATGAAAGTATTAGGCATATACGGATCTATAGGTTTTGATGGATCTTCAAGAGAATCTTACATACATGATGCTAGTGCTACTTTGTTTATAGATGGTGAACATGTATGTAGCATACAAGAGGAGAGGCTGAGTGGTTTGAAATATGATGGTAGATATCCAGAGAAATCTATAGACTATGTTTTAGATGAGCTACCAAAAGAAGAAATTGATTTGGTTATATTTGTAGATATTGGATTGCAAGAGTGGGTAATGGAACATATGTTCAAAGGTAAACCCCATAAATTTTTACAAGAAGTCTTTCCAAATGCAGACGTAGGATATATTTCTCACCATCAAGCACATGCTTATTCATCTATCTTCACTCAAGAATCAAACGAAGGCGTTTGCATTGTAATTGATGGTGGAGGATCTCATAACTGGACTGCTAACTATTCTCTTGGATTGGAAAAGTGTTCTCTAGTATATTTTAATAAAAGAAAAAACCAATGTAGATATCTACCTTTCAATGGTGAATGGGGATTATTATATCAAACATGGGCACATTACATCTATTGTAAAAAGACTAAGAAGAAAATAGAATACAATGATCCATTACATCACTGCACTATGAGTGGTAAAATTATGGGTCTTGCAGCTTATGGATCTACTCAACACAATACAAAACTGTATGAATTTGGACAATACTTCCCACAAGTTCAGTTTGATATGAGAGATCCAGATCCATATCCACTGACTCCAGAAGAGAAAGCTCAGTTATTACAATACAATTTTGAGGAATCCCTAATAGAACTAATCTTAAGACTTGATGAAGATTACTTAGAACCTGTTGTTTGTTTAACTGGCGGTACTTTTCTTAACATCAATGCTAACACAAAGATAGTACAGAAGTTTAAGAATAGAAAGTTTCATATTACACCATTTGTAAGTGATTGTGGTTTGTCATATGGAGCTGCTGCCTTTGGTTCATCATTGTGGCATGATGTCAAAGTTCCTCCTGATCTAGCATTTTTAGGTAGAAGATATCTTACTCCACCACAAATTAGAGAAGAGAATCTAGATCTAAAGAAGGTTGCAGAATACCTAGAAGATGGCAAAATAGTTGCTTGGTATCGAGGAAGATCTGAATTTGGGCCTCGTGCGTTAGGTAATAGATCTATTTTGATGTCTCCTAAATATAAAGAGAATAAGGATATTTTAAACGAGAAGGTAAAGCATAGAGAAGAATGGAGACCCTTTGCTGGGGTCATACTTGAGGACCATCTACAAGACTACTTTGAAGAAGGTATTGTGAGTCCATACATGTTATATTCTCAGACGGTAAAAGAAGATAAGAGAGATAAGATACCAGCCATTACACATGTAGACAATACATGTAGAATACAAACAGTTGACAGTGGTTTCTTATCATTACTACTTGAAGAATATTACAAGATTAGTGGAGTTCCTGTATTATTAAATACCTCTTTCAATGATAATGGCAAACCAATAGTAGAAACCCCACAAGACGCTATTGATTCTTTCCTAAATATGAATATAGACTACTTAGTCATGAATAATACAATCATAGGTAAAAACTAATGGAAGAAGATTTCTATGCTTCAGTTAAATTAGTATCAGGAGAAGAGATCTTCGGAGAGGTATTGCCTTCTGATGAAAATGGTCGCACGGTTTTAATCATTAGTGAACCTGTAGAAATAGAAACAGTAAATATGGACGGAAGACATGAGGGTCTCCGCATGATGCCATGGTTAAGAAGTATGCCGAATGAAAATATTGTAATTATACCTATGGATAGAGTTATAACTGTAGTTGAAGCTCAAGAAGATTCTGAAGTAGTTAGATATTACCAAAAATTTATTTTCAATAACTCACAACATGGCCCATCAGAGAAGATAAAAGTAACAAAGAAGATGGGATATGTAATTTCCGTAGAGAAGGCTAGAGAGCATTTAGAGAATATTTTTAATAAAGGAGAAGCTACATAGCATTCCCTTGAACTCTGACAGAGTTATTGTACATCAATTTACAAGACTTGTCAAGTGTCCGATTTTATGTTACACTATAATCATATTGGGGGATAGAATATGCCTGCAAAAGGTACGAGAAAAAGATCCGAACATTACGTTAACAATAAAGAATTCTTATACGCAATAGTTCAATACAAGGCTGACGTAAAGGAGGCAGAGGAGAATGGTGATCCGAAACCACGCATCACTAATTACCTCGGAGAGTGCTTTGTAAAAATCGCGACTCACTTATCATATAAACCAAACTTTGTAAACTATATGTTCCGTGAGGACATGATATCAGATGGCATCGAGAACTGCGTTCAGTATATACATAACTTCAATCCAGAGAA